TGGCCCCACGGGTCCAGGCGGGGCAGTTCCTGCAGACCGCCTGGCGGCGGTTTCGACTATTCACAAATACGGTTAAAAATATCAATAGTTTTTTCGGCGTGGTAACTTGGAGGGCCGGAAGTTTCCGGCTAAATTACTTTTATATCAAATTCGTATTCTATAGCATCTTTTGACCAATAAAAACCTTGTTTGTGTCCTCCATCTTGACCAATTAAACGCCATCCGCAAGATTTAAAAAATTCATAATATTTATAAAAATATTCATTCTCCGATTTTTTGAAAATTTCCCATTTTCTGCCGTTTTCTTTATCTAAAATTTCTTTTATTTTCATATTTTCCACCTTTTAACCTTTCTTTTTGGTGGCTCGCCATCATCAGAGCCGGGAAACCATCCCGCGGCTGACGCTCCAGGGCGGAGCGTTTCGGCTTAGAATTTGCTAGGTTTTTCGTATCGGATTATAACAACCGTTTCGCCCGTTTTTTGGAGTGTTGCGGTGCCGTTGTACATCGGTCCGTTAAGTCCTAACAGCTTCGGCTGGTTGTATAATTCTTCCCGCTGGCTTTCGGCCATCTTGCCGTTATTGTAACTGTAAATAAGGCTTTCAAATTCTTCCACTGTTTTGATTTCCATCGGTAAATCATAGACGCATTTCTGGCCGTTTATTGTTCTTCCTGTAATCATGCTTTTAATCTCCTTTATAATTGTTTTTGATTAGGTTTTCTTCTTGATGATATCATTATAATCGTTTTTGATTATTAAGTCAATAACAAAATATAATTATTTTTGATTATTTTTGATTATTTTAAAATAAGTATTGATTTTTTTATAATCAAATGCTATTATTTTTTTGAGGTGATAACATGGGAGCAAGTAAGCAAATAAAGCAAGTGATGATAGAAAAAAAAATCAAGGTTTCGGAACTAGCCGAAAAAATCGGCATGAAACCGCAGCCCCTGAGCAATAAACTTTTCCGAGATACTATGAGTTATAGTGATGTGGAGAAAATTGCTGCAGCTATGGGATGTGATGTAAAAATAGTGGATCGTAAGACAGGGCGGGAATTCTAACGCCCTGTTTTTTTAATTCCTCCTTTCTCTGTTCCTCCCGTCTGCATATTCCGGGCTTCGGACCGGCTACGGCTGCATTGGAGGGCCGGAAGTTTCCGGCTAGTTAAAATCTTGAAATATGTCAATCACTTTATAGCCAAAAAAACGCGCTTCATTGATTTTATAAAAAAGATTGTTTTCTGTAGCTTTCAAAACTTTTTTAATGCCTTCTTTTTTAATTGTAACGTAAAACATTGTTTTCCTCCTGTTCTGGATCCGTGTTGTTTGATGTATCTATAGTATATAACTTTTTTTAGTTATTGTCAACATGAAATACAACTTTTTTAAGTTATTTTTTGATTGACTTTTTCGGCGAAAAGAATTATCATATTTATATATGCAAAACGGAGGTTAACCGAATGATAAAATTTAAATTTGACATATCGCAAGCGTTGACAACTGCCGGAATGACGGCGTACAAAGCGCAGAAAACGGGCGTTTTATCACAGGACACATGGCGTAAAATCAAGAATAACAACGCCAATATTAGCATGGAATCGTTAAACAGGATCTGCGCTATATTACACATGCAGCCAGAACACTTGATCTACTATGAAGGGAACGCCCAGGAAGAAAAAGAAATCCTTGAAAAATTTTCAAAATAGGCATTGACATAATAACTAAAAAAAGTTATAATAAGGGCAGATAAAGAACAGAATACACAGCCAGACAGGCAGAAAGAGAGGATAGAGGAATGAAGCGGTATGAGATTAAAAGAAATTATAAGGAGCTAAAGAGCCAGGAAGACATTAAGCCAGGTTGCACACTGGATCAGGGAGACCAGGAGCCGGAGAACCTGAAGAGTTTCGAGGACAAGGCGGAAGCTCTGGAAGCCTTAAAGAGCTACACTGGCAAAGTGGAGAAGCTAAGCGGAGGAGCTGGCACGTTCTACGCCGTCACTGAATTCTATGTCGAAGAAAACGACTATGACGAGGATGGAGAGTGGTGCGACGGCGGGAATGTTTGGGGATTTGCGGACATCGAAAAATAAGCCAGGAGTAAAGGAGGAGTGACCAAATGAAAAAAAGAAGTATATAAATGAGCAGTGTTCAACTGCCGACAGACATTTCAACCGTGGCTGAAATTTGTAAAATAAAGAAAAGCCGGAGGGCGTAAACTTTCCGGTCTTTCCGTGCGTTTAAATAGGCTTATTTTCGTTTTTAGCCCAGTAGCCTATAATTTCCACACCTAAGCAGCTCCAGAAGGCTCTAGGGCATTAAAACGAAGCCAGGGAAGTAAATAAATCAAAAGTAAAGCCGCCAGAGATGCAAAAATCTTTAACGGCTTGATTTTTAGCGGGTAAAACTAACAGTAAAACCGGAAATTTTTAAAAAGACAAGAGAAAAGAAAAAGAAAATGAAAAGAAAACCAGAAAAAGAAACCCAGAAAAGAAAAGAACCAAAAGAAAAGAATTAAAGAAAAAGAATAAAAGAAAAGTATAAAGAAAAAGTTAAAGAGAAAAGAAAACCAGTATATATATAATATATAATTATCTTTTCTAGGATTTTATAGTGGTTAATCATAATTTAACGGTTAATAAATAATATTTGACAAACGCAGCCGGAATATGTTAAAATCCAGATAATCAAATAAACGAGAAAGCGCAGATAGAGCTATCAAAGCCCCTGGAAGGAATCTAGTTGGTTAGGCCTCGAGCCTGTAAAGTCGGCCAACCTGGGGAGCTTATGAGGCTCTTTTTTTATTGTTTTTTAGGGACGCGAGCGCAAATATAATAAATTAACGTGATAAAGTGAGGCGATAAAGTGAAGGATAATACAGTAAATGTAAACGGGGTAGATGTTTATCTGCATGATATTTATTATTATTCAGATAAATACATATTCGAAGAATTAGAGTTATCAAAAGACGATCCAGATTATAAACAAATAGTATCTGAAAATTTTGTATCTATGATTTTATATATACATGATAATATTCAAAAACCTAGTAATGATGATATTGAATTATTAGATAATATATTTAATATATATGTGAGATTATGTAGTAAATACAGAGTATTGCCAACTCTAGAATGTTTTAGTTTTTTGGTTGGAGTAGAAAGAAGAACTTTCACAGATTGGAGTAATGGGAAGACGCGAAGGTCTACGCACTCCGACACGGTCAAAAAATGGTTTGATACTTGTAAGAGTTTTACGGTAAATAGGCTGAGCAATCAGAGGGGAACAGATGCAAATCTGATATTTGTGGCTAAAGCTGCTTATGGCATGGCGGAAGCAGTGCCAACACAGCCAGCAGAACCCCAGGGCATCCCGCAGCAGTCCCGAGAGGAGATCGCGGCCAGATACGCCGGATATATTGGGGCAGAAGAACCGGAAAAGCCGGAGATATAACAAGATGTGGTGTTGATTGATGTGATGAAACTATATATTGATTGATATAATGTAAAAATGAGGTACACTTTATTTTTACAAATATAAAGCAATAGATATTTGTGCAATATGACAATAAAAAAGGCTGTGAAAATGATTATAAGCCTCTGCACGATAAGCAGAGCAATAGGCCGGAGGGGTCTATATAGAGGCCTTGGCAGGCGGGGTGAGGTGCTCAAATCCCTGAAAATACAAAAAAGCCCCTTTCATACATGGAGGAACCAATATGAAAATCGAAATACATAAAAATCCAAATGGAGATACCAGAACAGCACCAAAAGGAATTACTTTCAAGCAATTCCAGGAAGCAAATGATAGTCACATGGTAGATGTAAAAAATGTGATGCTTAGAATTTCAGAAAGATTAGGAAGTGCAGCCAATATGCATGACCATACAAAGAAAAGTGCGGAAGGGCAATTCTACAAAGACTTTGTGTCAACAATTAACGATGGTACAGATTTTGTTTCTGGAACATGGTATCAGCATCATGTTAATACCGAACGGCATCACTTACTCTCCAGGTGTCCGGAAGACGTAAATCTGTTGGATGTGATTGAAATGATTGTAGATTGTGTATGTGCAGGAAAGACCAGAAGCGGAGAAGTTCGTGGACTGGAAATCACGCCAGAGATTTTGGAAAAGGCTGTAAAGAATACGGTAAAGATGGTTGATGATATGACAGAAGTCAAGTGAGAAAATAGAAGTTCAAATTTTTCTCAAAAAATAAAAAAGCCCCTCTGAAGAGAGACTTTAATGATTATTCCGGTTTGTGTATATCAGACATGGTAAATGTAATCTTGGTATCTGGTTTGTATTCTACAGTAAGTTGACAGCCCAGAAAATCAAGGACGGATATTAAGTCTTGAGCAGACCAACTATCTCGTGAAAATTTATTAGTAACAGATTGTGGTTTAACACCCATATATTCTGCAAGTTGATTAACCTTGACACCTTTTTCTTTCATAATTTGCTTTATTTTATCACTAACCATATGGATACCTCCTTTTTGAAAATATTATACTCAATAAAGTTTGAAAAATCAATAAAACAAATGATTTTATTGACAATCAACTCAAAAACGTGTATAATATAAGAAAAGGATAACTTACGGGAGGTATTACAAATGAAAATTGGTTATGTAAGAGTATCAACAGTAGAGCAGAACGAAGAAAGACAGATAAAAGCAATGCAGGAAGATGGTGTAGAGAAGATTTATATGGACAAGCAGTCCGGAAAAGACTTTAACCGCCCAGAATACAAGAAAATGATTTCTGAGTTACAGCAAGGGGATGTTCTGGTACTTCATTCAATAGACCGTCTTGGAAGAAACTATGAGGAAATCCTTGAACAGTGGAGAATTATCACAAAAGAGATTAAGGCGGATGTAATTGTTCGGGATATGCCGCTTCTAAATACGACAATCTCAAAAGACCTTGACGGAACTTTTATCGCTGATTTGGTGCTCCAGATATTGTCCTATGTGTCTGCGAAAGAACGAGAAAATATCAGACGTAGGCAGAAAGAGGGTATTGCGATTGCAAAAGAGAAAGGCGTGTATAAGGGCAGTAAGCCGAAACAGATTGATGAAGAGTTTTTTGCAACGAATCTTGTAAGATACAGAAATGGTGAAATTACAAAAACAGAGTTTGCTTCTGTTATAGGCGTATCGAGACCAACGCTTGATAAAATCTTAAAAAAAAGGAACGATGAGAATAAAACGGATTGACGATTTGGATTGGAGATGCGAATAAATGAAGGTATTTGGATATATCAGAAGTTATGCAGGAAACGATGTGAAAGAAAAACAGATTAGTGATTTTTGTGAACAGATAGGATTGGGAAACACAAAAGTTATAAAAGAAAAAGCATCTGGGGAATACACTGAAATGGTAAATCTTAATGACTTGTTGGAGAAAAATGAAAAATTCATTTTAGTCGTTCCGGATACTTCGGAATTATTTGAAAATGTTGATACAAAAGAAATTTTAGTAAGCAAATTAGAAGAAAAAGATGTATTGTTAATTGATATGACATACCCTAAGTTTGATTATAAAATGTTGATAGAAAGAAATTGCAAAGATTGCCCGGTGGAGTTTCTTGTAAATTCTATTGTGGTTGAAATTGAAAGATATATGAGAAAAACAAACAAAAATATGAACTACCAAGATGAAATAAAAAACAGAATCGAACACTGGAAGAAATTGAACAACGGTTCGGATGTCCGATTGAAATAGTTTCATAAAATTTACACTTCAAGATAAAACCTTACACGAGGTCAATTCTACAAAAGCGGGAGTAATCCCATAATTCACAAAAGAGAGCGATTCGCTCATAAATTCCAATTTCAAAAAATTTTTTAAACAAAAAAGGAGTTGCAATGGCAGCATTAGACGGGAAAATCACAATCAGCATTGATTACAGACCGTGCATTGTACATATTCCGGCAGTCACACGAAATAGAAGACAAGACCTCAATGTTTATCGGGAAGTAGTCGAGCCGGAAAAAGATGTGAATGGATTGTTTCATTGCTGGTCACATCGTTCAGAGGTTGCTGGAGAATCATATTTGCGTGGTGGTCATGCGGCAGGACAAGTTTCTTCCACGTTTGCGATTGTGGAATACGAGGACGGTACAGTGCATGAGGTTGAACCGTGGAATATCAGATTTATTGATAATTTAACTACAGAGTATTCATTTGAAGAGAGAAAATTATGAGCCTAGACAAATCCATTAGTTCCGGAAAAGAACGCCGTAAACAATATACGGGGGCAAAAGCTGTAGATTCCACTTGCCGAAATCATGGTAGCTGCAGTTGGTGCCAAGGAAACCGTATTCATAAAAACGAAAAAAGGGAACTGGAGATGGAACAAAGATTGAAAGAATTTAACCAGGGTACCTGCAAATGGCGTGATGATTTCACATGGATCTGCTTTAATGGCGATTCTGAAATGTGCGCCGATGTTGCATATGATGATTACTGTCGGGAGTGCAAATTGTTCGAGGAGAAAGAAAATGAATAAATTGGATATGTCAAAAGAATATAGTGCCAGGTTCGATGAGCTTCGCAGGAATCGAGTTGAAGTAAGCTATTACAAATACGGTCCAGCAGCGCAGAATTTCGGCAGAGGAAATGTACAGGCAATTCCAACATTGGAAAAATGTTTGCAGAAATATAAGGAAACTGGGAACGGAGACTATCTTTGCGACATTGCAAACTATGCCATGTTTGAATTTATGTATCCTCAGCACCCGAAAGCACATTTTCGCGCAACCGATAGCTCGGAGAGTGCCGGCATAGTCGGAATGAGCGTGAATGAAATGGAGAGATTTAAGAATGAAGAATATTGTTAGCAATGTCAGCGTTTACGGCTTAGAAAATAGCTTCAGAGTTTCAAAATTCCCAATGTCGGTAGATTCTGATAAGTGCAGTGCAGACTATACTAAAACAGTAAAGAAGCTCGGAACGGCCGAAAAAGGTAGTGGGCATGATAATTTCTTAAAGGGGATAATAGTTCAGTTTGATTTATCGTTTACAGTTAAAGCCTGGACAGAAGCTGAAAGATATCATTGGTTCGACATCGTGTCTTCCCAGTCCACAATGCACAAACTTAGTTCAATGAATTATGATGAATGCTTCTGTAAGTATGTTACAGATAACACTAAAAATGAAATGAACCGGCTTAAAGCAGTTTACAATGCGACCAAAGAACCGGAAGATTACCTGGCTCTGCTTTATAATTGCCCGACAGGAACAATTCTTACTGCCGGAATTACAACAAACTATCAGCAGTTAAAAACCATATACGCACAGAGAAAGCATCATCGCCTTCCAGAATGGCGTGATTTCTGTAAATGGATTGAAACATTGCCATATCATGAACTGATTACAGGCGAACACGAAAATGAAGACTAAGAAGGCAATAACCATTTTGAGGAATGAACTTCTGAAACATGATTCCCTGTATGACGGATTTTCTGCCAGCATCGCCAGCGCATTAAAGGAACATTGGTGCTGCGGATTGCCGTTTGAGCCAGAGGAAATTGTCGCAAAGAAGATTCTGGATTATTTGATTGGAGATGAGAAGTAAAATGATTACGTTAGCATTACTATGGTGGATTGGAAAGATAATCGAAGCACCTACACTGTATTACGTGCTTATCTTGATTTCGGCGTTTGCCAAGTCCATTAGGTTTGGTATTGGTTTTTATGAGTGAGATAATGGGAGAACAAGATGTACGCATTAAAAATCGTGACAACTACTTTCAATATTATCATGATGGCAATTTTTATTTACTATATGTGGGAGACCTATCATAGAAAGGAAAAAGAATCAATGCTTGGTTTCTGGGTACTTCATGTACTTTTTGTGATGAATATGTTTTGCATGTGGTATTAGAAAATTTGCCCTGTCAGGCTATGAGTTCAGAAGAGAATGGTTGCAAAGAAAAAGCACAATGGGGCATTCGGAGAATAAAACTGGGAATATCCGAGGTATTTAATGGGGTATCGTCAAACGGTAAGACACAGGATTTTGATTCCTGCATTTCCGGGTTCGAATCCCGGTATCCCAGTTTGTTTATCATTTTTTTTGATAGACCTCATTTATACTAGAATCTCCTAGCGGAAAGCTGATTAAAGGTGCGTCACAAGTGCCGGGAGGTTTTGCATTGGAGCCTAGGTAATCTAATGTGATGCTTGCCGGAGCAATCAAACCGAGCCTGGACTTGCATACTTCATGGGAAGCCCAAGATGGTGTATGCACGAGACAAAGTTGTGGGTACGAGCGTTAATTAATCTTTATCTTTAAAAAGAGAAAACCCTCTAGTGCCAAGGCATAGCACGATAAATATGTTGCTAACGGCAGAAATGCCGTTTAAGAGAGTGTGTCGGAATGGTAGACGAGCGCAAGGAAGCGTGTATTACTTAGCGAGCGCGCAGGCGGTAATATGTTAAAGGTTCGAATCCTTTCACTCTCATTTTGCAAGAGTACCCAAGCGGTTATGGGGCAGGCCTTATAAGCCTGTTGCGGTATGTTCGACTCATACCTCTTGCATTTTTCCATAGAGCAAAAGTTTTTGTATCTGCGAACGAACCTTGCGAAAAAACTTTTCCAGAGAGATAAGACCATAGGCCGTGAGTAGCAGTAGTCGGCGATTCTGGAATGTTCCCGGAAGTAAATTATTAGTGCCACACCTACATGGTAAATAAGTTGGACAAGTGGTTTTATAAGAGGACAAACTAAAACATATGGTGTTCTCTGCTGTGCTGAGCGTAATTTGCTGACGAGCAATCCATATGTAAAAACAAATACCATGAAGATTTCATGTATCCTTGGAAAGAGGAATTATTGGATTTGTAAGTAGTGATGCTGAATGATGGTTCGATTCCATCCAAAATAAACTCATGGTATTGATACATCAATGTTTAAACCAGGTGAGTGGTCTTACATGATGGACGAATGCCCGACATTGATTAACCCTGCACAGTCCTTGCGGATGTAAAAAGGGACAGTTGCCCTGTAGCTCAGTTGGGAGAGCATACATCACATGATAAGCGATGGTTCGAGTCCACTCAGGGCAATTAAAATAATTTCGGGAGGGAAGACATGGAAACAATTAAAATCAAATATCATAACCCTGATTTAAATAAGCTGGAGTATATTGGCGGGAAATCCGACTGGATTGATTTAAGAGCAGCAGAAGACGTGGAAATGAAAGCAGGAGAGTTCAGGCTTATTTCGCTTGGCGTCTCTATGAAGCTTCCTGAGGGATACGAAGCACATATTGTTCCACGTAGTTCTACATTTAAGAACTTTGGAGTAATTCAGACGAACCATTGTGGCATCGTGGATGAGTGCTATTGCGGAACTAATGATGTGTGGAAGTTTCCAGCATATGCTCTTCGGGACACCAAAATTAGCGTAAATGACCGTATCTGCCAGTTTAGAATTGAGAAGCATCAGCCTGAAATTGAATTTTTGGAAGCTGACGTACTGGAAAACGCAGAGCGTGGAGGATTCGGCAGTACAGGGGCCAAATAAGGACTTGAAAGGCTGAATAGGAAACATGAATAAAGTCGATTGGACATATCTAAAATATCCAGAACATTCATATGGGAGAGTTTTCGGACGGAGAAAAGAAGCAAAGGATATGGCGGCTAGAACGCATATGATTGTTCAAGTAACATATTTTCAAATTTGCATTGGGGAATCAAATCGTATCAGCTGTAATAACTGGCGAAAAATGCACGGGATTCCTATGAGGAGGAAGATAAATTGAAAGTAGCAGGTAAAGAAATTAATGACGAATGCCAATATTGCGGAGAGATTCTTCAATGCGTGTTATTTCGCCAAGGGCATGGAATACAGCAAAGAAGAACTAATATTGCAGAAATGGTCAGATGCCAGATAAAGCACGAAGAAACGAGGTGCAGTAATGGGGAAAAATAATAAGCTTATTAATTCGCTTAACTTAATAGCGAAAAAGAAGCAGGCGGAAAACATTGGGAAAGCGGCGGATCAGATGGTTCCGCAGATTTATGCCGCTATGGCAATTGCATTGCACCGGTTATATGGGTTTGGCTATGAACGTATTAATCGAGCATTCAAGGAATCTCAGGATATCTGGGAGGAGTTTGACGGCTATATTGATGAAATGGCTGAATTATGTGAAAAAAAAACTGGAGTGACAGTGATTTTTAAGAACCCAGAGGGGCAGGAATGAGTATGACAGAAATGACAGAACATATTTCAGGGCAGGATTTTTCTAAAATGATGAATCCTCCCTTACCTCATGATGGAAAGTCTTATATTTCTTATGGCAAAGATAATAAAGCGTATGTTTCTTGCGGCCATTGCGGGAAAAAGCAATTTCCGATAGAAAAAAGTACGGTTATACGAAATTTGCCTTGGAGATGTAAGTCAAGCAAATGCAAACGTATTTTTACTGTGAATGTGGAGTGATAGAATGGAAAGAAGATATATTTTAACACTAACAGAAAAGCAGGCAATCTTAATCAAAGATGCCCTGGAAGAGTATTTCCGGATTCGCATGAATCAGTGGAGCGATTTGGCTGATTCGTTAGTCATGAAAGACATTGACCTTTCACCTCATAATACGAACCACGCGAATATTTTTGAGCGATATATTATAGAACGTGAGGCGGTTCGGAAAGTTTTTGAGTGTGCCGGACGAATTATTTGGGAGAATCAGAGAAATCCAAAGTCAGAAGAACAGCTGATTGCAGAGGACATCTGGCAAGTTATCCGGCATCAGTTATGGAAAGATAGCGAGAACAGAAATGATTGGAGTGTGGATTCAAGGAAGCCTTTGAGAGTGAGCAATGAACCATTGCCAGAAATGAAGAAAGTGAAGGAATAGACCATGAAAAACTGGAAGTTACCGTTGATTATTGCAGTGGTATTTATTTTTACTTTTGGATTGACTGGATGCCAAAAAGGTGGAAATCGCATTAAAAATGAACATAAAACTGATTACAGCATCCTAATTAATTTCGGTTCAAAGTTTGTATATACCTTTAAAGATGAAGAAACTGGTGTGTGGTATATTTCAACACCTGAAGGTGTTACACCTAGATTTAATTCAGACGGAACATTATATGTGAGTGATTCAACCTGTAAGGATTTCTTACAAGTTGAGAGGAAATAAAATAATAAACATCAAAGTCGCAAGAGCCGAAATCAAGAGCCGGACTTTCCTAAATAAAAAGGGGAAGGAGGCTCTTTTTTAATGCTTGAAGGAAGTATGGAATGGTACAGAGGACTGTTCCAACAAATTATAAATGACGGATTGAAGAACAAGGTCAACCAGCGGGACTGTCTGGATCTGCTTCTGAATATGAGAGAGGACTTCACTTTCTCGGAAAACAAAGAAGTCCGGGACTACGCTATGAAAATCAGTAAGTACGCTCATGAGATGGCGGGATATATGGCAGCTCAGACAGGGAGCGGGGAATTTGATGATTTGTACTGGAAGTATTTGTTGTTAGAAGCACAAAACTATCAGGTGGACAGCGGATTGCTTTATTTGGAGAAGAACAGACTTCCCAAAGAACGGTTTTATGAGCCGAGACGGGAAGTGTTCGTAAAACATCAAATTATACAGAACTTGCAAGATTTAATGGATGATGAATTGGATATATTTGGCTTGAGTGTCCCGCCCGGATGCGGAAAATCCACACTTGAAGATTTTTTTCTTTCACTTGTCGGCGGGTGGTTTCCGAACGATTTCAACCTTTCATCAGCACATAGTAGCATTTTGACCCGTTCCCTTTACGATGGGGTACTTGAGATTATCAATGATCCGGTGGAATATACATGGCATGAAATTTTCCCAACAGTACAGCTTACCAATACCAATGCGAAAGAAACAACTGTAAACCTTGAAAGAAATGGACGATTTAAGACGTGGACATTCCGGTCTATAGACGGTTCTCTTACAGGTGCTACCCGATGTAATAGATTTCTTACAGCTGATGACCTTGTGTCTGGTATCGAAGAGGCATTGAACAAAAACCGATTAGAAACCCTTTGGACAAAGGTTGTCAACGATTTACGTTCCAGAAGATTAGAGGGATGCAAAGAAATTTATATAGCGACTAGGTGGTCGGTACACGATCCCATCGGTAAGCTGCAGCAACTTTATGAAGGAAATCCAAAAGCTAAATTCATAGCAATTCCAGCTTTAGACGAAAACGGAGAAAGCAATTTTATGTTTACTGTAAACGGATTCTCTAAGAAATACTTTATGGACGCAAAAGAATCTATGGATGATATTTCTTTTAACTGCCTGTATCAGCAGCAGCCAATCGAACGAGAAGGATTGCTTTTACCGGCTTCTGAGCTGAGAAGATTTTTCTTTTCAAAAGACCAAGTTCCAGAGAAACAAGTGCAGTTTAATATTTTCCCGAATAGAGAACCAGATGCTATATGGGGCGTGTGTGATACCAAAGATAAGGGAACAGACTTTGAATCATTGCCGATTGCCTATCAGTTTGGAGAAGATTTTTATATTCCGGCAGTAGTGTTTGATGACAATACAGATTACGATACCTTAGACAGGAAAACAGCGGACATAATTATTGAGCATAACCCTCATAAGATGAGGTTTGAGTCGAATCAAGCCGGAGGACGTATTGCAGACAATATCGAAAAAATGGTTAAGGGAAAATGTAGAACAAGTATTGAAACGAAATATACTACAGCGAATAAAGAAACCAAAATACTGGTTAATGCAGACTGGATCAAAAAACATTGCCTCTTTTTAGAACCAAGTCTTTACACGCCGAAATCTGATTATGGATTGTTTATGGGGAATGTTTGCAGCTATACAACAAAAGCAAAAGTGCCTCATGATGACGGAATAGATTCACTCAGTATGTTGGCGGAGTACGTGCAAGATATGTTTGGAAGAAAAGAATCCAGAATCATAAAAAGTCCCTATTAGGAGGTAGAACATTGAAAAAGAGAGCTTTATCATTACAAAAATATGGGATATCAGCCAAGCGGTATAAGGAACTCTGCGGCTTCTGCGAGCAGTATCCGGAATGGAAGGAAGAGTTAGAGGAACTTAAACCTGAGATAAAATCGCAATGTATAGATGGCATGCCGTATTCACAAACAAATGCTATCAATGATGAAACCTGTGATTTAGCTATTAAACGGGTAAATGTTTCAAAAAAAATTAAGATGATTGAAGATACAGCAAAAGAAGCATCTCCAGAAATGTGGGAATACATAATCAAATCAGCCTGTTATGAGCAGCCGTTCTGGTATCTTAGGGATATATCTAAAATCCCCATGAGTGAAGCTTCTTTTCTTGACAGAAGACGGTATTTTTTCTACCTTTTGAGCCAAAAACGGTAAAAAGTGAGTTCCTAGGGGACGTTATTCTATTGTATAATAGTATTGTGAAAGAATAAAATGAAGCACTTGGAGAAATCCAGGTGCTTTTATTTTTTAGGAGAAGATATGGATAAATTGAAGCAGAAAGAGTCTAAAGCTGAGAAAATCTGGGTTGACATTCCGACATTTTATAAAGACAGAAAATGTGGTTCCGGATTAACTTTCAGCGGAAAGTATGTAGTGCGGAAATAAGGTGGTGAGAATATGCGTCTGCTTGGTAGGCAGAGGATTTATACAGATGCTGATACGATAAATAAGAATAATGTTGTCGATGTATTGCAGAAGGCCTACGCAAAACATAGGCAGAACGTATTAGAAATACAATATCTCATAGATTATGAGCGCGGAGAACAGCCTTTACAGCGGGTAAAAAAAGTCAGACCTGATATTGATATCCAAGTGAATTCCAGCTTGCCGAACTACATTAAAAAGTTCAAGAAAGGATATAACTGGGGAAATCCAATTCTTTTGGTGCAGAGAGGAAATAAGGAAATTCATAATACGGATGAAAATACAGATGATTCTGGTATTTCTGGTCTGAATGAAATGCTCAAGAATGGAGAGGATATTTCATTCAAGGATCAGCGAATGGCAGAGTTTATTGAAATTTGCGGAATCGGGCATAGAATGATTGAACCTAAATCATTCCCAAAAGAAGTAAAAGAAGTTCCAGAATCGCTTGTAAATATTTACACATTGGATTCCAGATTTGCCTTTATGGTATATCAGAATGGCCCGGGGCAAAAAGAAATGATGGGAGTATCCTATGCAAAACGTTCTGGAAAAAATTATTTCACCTGCTTCACAGATACAGAACGGTTTGAAATCGAATCAGGGGAAATAAAAAACCATTCGGCTAATATTTTAGGAGAGATTCCGATTGTAGAATATGAGCGGTCGGTTGATCGCACGGGCTGCTTCGAGCGGAAGATTCAAGAGATTGATGCGCTAAATATTCTGGAATCCGATTTTGCAAATGATGTTAGCCAGCGCACACAGGAACTCTGGTGGGGCGACAACATTGATTTCAAAGAAGATGAGAACGGAAATCCGTTAAAACCAAAATCCGGAGACTGGATTCTCACATACAGCTCTGATGGAAAGGTTGCTAAGATTGCTCCATTGTCCAGCACGTTTGATGGGGTAAGTACTTTAAATGCAATAAGCTATCAAAGGACAACCATTCTCCAGGATTGCTATGTGCCAATTCAGTATGAGAGCTCTGGCGGTGGCTCTACAGGAACTGCGACAGATATGTCTTCTGGGTGGAGTGCTGCTGAACTGGATGCGTCTCAAGAGCAACAAATGACAGAGAGAGGCAAACGGAAAGAACTCGGCCTTATTCTAAAAGCAATTAAAACCATTCCGTCAAGGGTGCTTCCAGCTGATAACCCGATCAGAAAAGTCCATAATAGCGATTGCGATTTCCATTTCAGCCGAAGAAGAAATTATGACCTGATAAACAAGGCTAATTTCCTTGTCCAGTTGGCAAACATCGGAGTTAGCGGACAGCACTTATTTAAGCAGTCAGAGATATTCCCTGATCCGGTTCAGGCATGGATTGATTCAAAGGATACGTTTGAGGCGATTCAAAAGTCTAAAATTTCTGAAACATCGTCAGCTGATACACGGATTTCGGCTGATAGTTCTGACCAGGTTCAAAACAGTCCTATCTTAGACGGCATGAATACTGAAAACAGTAAACAGGCGGTATAAAATGATTACTGGAATAAGAAGTTTTGATGAACTGAATGCTATGGTAGGGCAAAAAAGAAGTGAGCCATATGAAACCTATTTCGGAGAAATGGACTTAACGGAATCTGAAATAAAGAAACGAATTGCACTGGCAGAAAAGCTGGAAGAACGATTTCTTTTTACACTGGTTTTATTATTTACGATGGTTCAATATAATTCCGTGAATTACGAACGTGCGAGGAAAGAATTTGAATCCGGATACCTAAGAGCTATCAGCGGAACCATCACTGCTGATAATTATATCAAGCAATATATCAAGAATTTTTCTTACAACATAATAGATTCAACGAAAGCTCATGCGGATGATGCATACTACTATTCATCTGACAGGGCTATTTTTATGGCTGAAAATGAATCATTGACCTGTTGGAATCATCAGGATTTTTCAGATGCAGTCAAAACTGGGAAAACCAGAAAGCAGTGGATGGATATCAGGGATAAAAAAGAGAGGGAGACTCATTTACAGGTCGGAAGAACCGTAAAACCGATTGAGGAGCCGTTCTTTGTTGGAGATTCACTTATGCAATATCCAAAAGATACTTCTTTAGGAGCGAGCAGTTCTGAGATAGTCAACTGCCGCTGCACAATTCGATATTTTTAGTTAAGTGGCACTTAGGAAACTAGGTGCTTTTTATATGTCTGGAGAAGAGACGTTAATCGGAGCAACGTCAAGAGAAATGACGTAAAACAGAGCAAATTTAAAAGTCAGAGAAAGACTATAACGAGCAGAAAGGTAGAAAAGAACATGAAGTATATGAACAATCACTTTGGGAAGACAAATAAGTTTCCGATGAATTTACAGTTATTCGCGGAATCTGGAGCAGATAGCGGAGAGAACACAGAGCCAGATGCCGGCGCAGAAGATGGTGGAGAGAATCCTTCTGTAGAAGAGCTTTTAGCTCAGCTTGCCGAAGAAAGAGCCAAGAGTGCCAGACTTCAGAACGAAAAAGACAGCGCATCCAGTGAAGCGGCAAACTTCAAAAAACAACTTCGTGCAAAAATGACAGCCAACGAGCAGGAAGAAGCAGCTAAAGCAGAGGCAGAGGCGGCTAAGGACGCTAAAATTCAGGAACTTGAAACAAAATTCCGTCTTATGGACTACAGCAAACGGTTCATGGGCGTTGGAATGGATGAAACATCGGCCACAGAACTGGCAGGCCTGACCGGAGAGATCGCAGAACCAGATAAGTTCTTTTCTGCACTAGATAAATTCGTAAAAGCAACTATTAAAAAAGCCGGTGAAGATTCCGTGGAGGCTCTCATTAAGAGCAATCCTAGCATTAAAGCTGGAAACGGGGACGGAGCCGGAGAATCACTGGCAGTTCGAAAAGCCAAAGAGCTTGCCGGAGGTGTGAGAACAGTAAATCAGGATATTCTTAAAAATTATCTGTAGGAGGAATGAATAATGGCAAGAGGAGATATGAGAGTTGACACTCTGAAGGTTAGCGCAGAGGAAGAGATTCTTAACAGGAAGGAATTCCAGGCAGTGGCAAACACTGTGGATTTTTCCGATGTTGAAACAAAAGATGCAAATGGTTTAAAGGTTGTGAAGGCTGGCACTCCGGTAGACAAGGATGGAAAACCGGTTACAACTACTCCGTGGACGAATGCTTACGGAATTCTGCTTCACGACGTGTATGAGGACAGACCACAGACTGCAGTTCTGAAGCAGGCCTATGTACATACAACACGGGCAAAGGCAAATTGCAACGTCAACTACGATGGCGATTTAGTGAAGGCTTTAAACTTAGCCGGATGCCGTATCGTATTTGAGGAACCTGTGATTCTGGCGTCTGCCGGAGCTTAAAAAACAATTTCCGATTTTTTAAAATTGCTAACCCCGAACAGCTAAGGGGTAGAAAGGATTGATAGAATGAGATTTACAGATTTATTTTCTGCTGAGGCAGTAGCATATAGACAGACTTCCAACGTGAGTAATCGTATGCCGTATGTTGGACAGGCTTTTTTTCCAAATAAGAAGAAAATGGGCATTGACCTCAAATTAATTAAGGCTCACAAGGGGCTTGGCATTGCGTTAAAGCCATCCGCACTTGATTCTCTGGCTACCATCAGACCGAGAAAGGGATTTGAGTCCATCACACAGGAGATGCCATTCTTCCGTGAGTCGATGACAATTAAGGAGCAGGATTTAGCAGAAATTCAGAGAGCGCAGGAATCCAATGATCCATACTTAAATGAGGTCCTTGAAAACATTTACAATGATGCTGATGAGCTGATTACTGGTGCAGAGATTTCTGTTGAGCGCATGAGGATGAATCTTCTGGCTCCGCTTGAGGGAGATATGAAACTTACCATCGGCATGGCTGACAACACTCTGTACAGCTATAATTACGACTCTGATGGAAGCTGGAAAAAAACCAACTACATGGCCATTACAACTGAGAATGATAAGTGGAGCAAGCCGGAAACAGCAAAACCGCTTAACGATATTCAGAAAGCCAAAGAGTCACTTGCGGATGTTGGCGTAATTGCTACATACGCCATGATGACAAGTAAGACACTTAACTATCTGGTCGAATCTTCCCAGATTAGAAATGTCTTCATTACGACTACTGGAAAACCTGTAGACTTTGTTGATACCGAGATGGTTAAGGAGCTGTTCAAACGTAAAACTGGCCTGACACCAATTATCAATGATAAGAAATTCGTTGACTATGATGGCAAGCAGAAGGGATTCTTCCCGGACGACTATGTTTCTGTCATCGGCGCAGGAATCCTCGGAAATACATGGTATGGTGTAACACCAGAGGAAAGAACACTGCTCGGAGATCCGAAGGTTGATGTTTCCATTCTTGACACTGGCGTGGCAGTTGCAGTTCAGACTACGTATGGCCCGCCAGTACAGTACTCTACAACAGCTTCTCAGATTGTACTTCCGTCTTACGAGGGAATGGACAGTGTATACGTTATGAAGGTTGCCTAAAGGGGGATTGCTCTTATGGTGTACGATCATGTAGTTAAATCAAATGGAGAATATTATCCGGCAGGAACAGATGTTCCGGAACAGGTAAAGGAAACTTCAACTCTTCCTTTTTCTGATTCCGATATTACATTGGAGACTGAGCCTGTCAAAAAAGGCCGCCCAAGAAAAACCAGCTAAGGAGATAAAACATGGAAGAACTGCTTCGAGAACTAATTGAATACATTGGAGACGATTATTGCCCGGAGCAGGATTCTTTCCTGCTTATGCTTCTGTCTGATGCGACAGATGAGGTTGTGTCGGAAATGTATCCGTATGGATTTTCTTCTGATAAAGAGGAATTATCCATGCGGGAGCGGGCATTGAAAAGATATAAGAGCAAAATAAGAAAAATTGCTCAATATCATTATGATAAGCAAGGAAGAGAAGGGACAGTTTCATGGTCTGAGAATGGCACAAGCGTATCATATGACAGTTCTGGGACTCCTTCCAGTTACTTGCATGGAATTATCCCAATGGCCAAAATTGTTTAAAAAGACGGTGCGTATTCAGTTCCTCCCGGCTGAATGCAGGGACGTTTCGTGAGGTGGAGGGGAGAAACGAGTCTTTTAAGGGAGAATAATTGAAAGGTATAATCTTTATGGGATGTGAAAATGGTTGCATTAACGAGCAGAGAATAAGTGCCCTAAAAAATGAATTAGATGCTCTTAAAGAAAAAAATTCTTCAGATCATGAAAAATTTTTTAATCGAATTGAAGAAAATAAAGAGAAGATGGTTGAATCTCAGGCTGACCGGAAGCATATCCGAGAACAGTTAGACGAAATCGGAGGAGATGTAAAAACTCTGATGCAAACACCAGCCAAGCGTTATGAAACGATTGCAGCCAGTGTATTAACTGGAATTATTGGCGCATTAATCGGTTTTATCATGAACGGCATATTGCCGATGTAGGAATATAATTCCACTGGATGGGAGGGAAGGTGGAATGAATAGAAGTAAGCAAATAAAGGTGTGTAATTTCACACAATCGGAGATAGAAGTGTTTCTTCAAAGGGCAAATTTTACACCTGATGAAGAAACACTTTTTTTGTTAAGGAGTAAAGATTATACATTAGAAGAATCGGCAGAAAAAATGAATGTAAGTGCTAAAACTGCTTATAGAATCAATAAGAGGATAAAACAGAAAATTATTAAGGTTTGTATGGAAGAATATGGGTAGCTGTCCATATATAGGCTAATATCTGTCCTGTTGAAATCCAAGTTTCTATCTTATAATTAAGATAGAAAAGCAAGGGAGGACACGATATGCAACCTTATCCAACATTTCAAAATTATGGCTATGGAAATAATCAGTATGGCTATCCACAGCAGCCTACAGTACCGTATCAGGATAGATTAGCACAGCTTCAGAATCAGTATAATCAAACGATTCCATACAGTCAACCTATGGTTCAGCAACAGCAACCAGCTGTATTAAACGGCCAGATGGTTGGAAGTTTGGACGAAGTAAAAGGAAAGGATGTAGATTTATCTGGAAATCCCACATGGTATCCCAAAGTCGATGGAACAGAAGTATACAGAAAACAGCTTCAGCCGGATGGCACAAGCAAAATCCTTACCTACCAGCTATCTCAGGACGGTATGCAGGAACAACCAAAGCAGATGGTTGATGCGGATGTACTCAATACTCTTTTAGGACAGCTGAAACAGGATTTAATGACTGAAATTTCTGGAATCAAGGATATGTTCCCAACACAAATGGCAGAAACATCAGAAGATTCCAAGACATCGAAGGGAGGTAGCCAGAAATGATGAACCCTCTGCAGATTATGCAAATGATGAAAAATGGCGGCAATTCGCGGCAAATGATTATGAATATGATGAAGCAACAAGCAGGCAACAATCCTGTAATGAGTAACGCTTTACAGATGATGGAAAAAGGCGATAATGCCGGATTGGAAAAACTGGCAAGAAACCTTTGCTCTGAAAAGGGAATCAACCCAGACGAAGCCTTTAACCAAATTAAAGGGCAGTTTGGAATGAAATAAATATGGCGCATAAGCCATCTCCTCAAAATTGAGTGATTAAAAACGCTACAATTTTGGAGTCAGCCCGGGATGTCTCCGATTTGTAAATATAAAGATTGGAGACTAAAATATATGATGAATTCTACTGGTTATAGTTTGGCGGATATTGCCGCTGCTACTGGTGGCGCTAATAACCGTAACAATGATGGATTCGGCGGAGACGGATGGGGCTGGATCTGGATCTTGCTCATATTCGGAATCTTCGGTGGCTGGGGCTTTGGCGGTTTCGGCGGTGGCTTCGGTGGTGGAGCAAACAATCCGGGCTTACAAGGACTGGCAACACGTTCCGATATTAATGAAGGTTTTGCCCTAAATGGTATCGAGCGTTCCCTTGCTGGCATTACCCAGGGCATTTGCGATAGCACCTATGCTCTGAACAGTGCAATTACCAATGGATTTTCTGCAAACCAGTTACAGCTTTGTAACGGTTTTAACGGAGTAAACCAGGGATTCAATGCTTTACAAGCACAGTTAGCTCAGTGCTGCTGCGATAACCGTGAAGCAATTTCACAGGTTCGGTATGACATGGCTACACAGGCTTGCGATACCAGAAATACAATTCAGAACACGACCAGAGATATTCTGGAAAACAACAACAGCAATACAAGAGCCATCCTTGACTTCTTAACTCAGGATAAGCTGGCTACCTTACAGGCAGAGAACCAGAATCTCAAGCTGGCAGCTTCTCAGGCTAACCAGAATGCAGTTCTGCAGGCGGCTATGACTGCTAATACAGCGGAGATCATCCGTAGAACCGGAAATGATTGTCCGATTCCGGCTTATGTGGTTCCTAACCCGAATTGCTGCTATGGAAACCCGCTTGGCGTAAACTATGGCTACAATCAGAGCTGCGGCGGTTGCTGCTAAGTAATTCACCGTTAGAGGTTGACTAATTTCTAAGAGGTGGGTTACGGCTCACCTCTTATTTGATTGAGAGGTAGAAAATATGGCTTGTAATAATGTATGTAAGATGTGTGATAAATTAATTCTGTCCGAATCCGTAGCATTTACCGGAGGTAATCTGGTCATTACAATTCCGGCTGGAAGTTATCAGGATGGATGCAAATATTGTATCGTTGTCGCACAGAGAATCCCGGATGAAACAACAATCGTTGCACCGGTAGTTATTGAAATCTCTGGTGGAACAGAGCAATATCCCCTTACAAAAGCTGGATGTCAGCAGGTAACGGCATGTGGTATCAGAACTCGTACAAAATATAGTGTTGTGGTATCTACAAACGCAACAGGCGGTGTATTTAGGATGCTTGGTAAACCGTACTGCACACCGGATAATAGATTAACTGCTATTAACGGTACAGCACCAACGCCAACTCCTGCACCAGGACCAGCGGCGGCAGTAGTAAGAAAGGGGGATAAGTAGTATTATGCATAAGTTCGCAGAGAAGATCATGGAATGTGTGAAATCCAAAGTCGAAGCCAGAGGGATTGATAACGTAAGTTATGAAGAAGCCAAGGAGCTTGGCGAGTGGGTTGACATTGCAAAAGATATCGTTTGCTACGATAAAGACATGAGACTTATTGAAGTAATGGACGAAGAAGAAAAGTATGGAGATATGGACTATCGCATGGGATATCGCGGCAGAGATTCCAAGGGAAGATTTGTTCACAGACCGGGAAGAGGGCGTTCCGCAGGGTATACGCCGTACGTTCATATGATGCCGCCTTTTATGGATGGTATGTATGACGAATATGAAGGTATGATGTCAGAAGATTACCGTATGGGTTATTCTGAAGGTAGAGGTGGACGTTCTGGGAACTATGGAAACTCCGGTAATTCCGGCAACTATGGAAATTCTGGTGGACAGGGGAATAACTCCGGCAGTTACGGATATTCCGAAGGAAACCGTGGCGGTTCCAGATATGGAGAAAGCTATGATGATTACCGGAAAGCCAGACGCCATTATACCGAAACCAAATCTCCTGAACATCAGAAAGAGATGCGCGAGAAGATAGGGGAAGTTTTCGATGATATGGAATCCATTACTATTGATATGGTAAAAGACATGACGCCAGAAGATAAGCAGAAATATCAGCTTAAACTTCAGAAGATGATGCAGAAGATTCAGTAATAGAAAAAGGGCTTGCTGTTTTTACAGTAGGCTCTTTTCTATATAGAAATTTTGGAGGGATATATGCAGGATTGCAAAGTAAACATTCTAGGTACAGAATGGACAATCAAATTTGGAAGCGAAGAAGAATATCCGGCATTAAATGGAATTGACGGATACGCAGATTCTTCCGAAAAAGAAATCGTTGTAGATAACATGGAAAAGAGCAAAGGACAACCTGATGCAAAAGGGAATCTTGAACGATACCAGAAAGAAGTTTTGCGCCATGAGCTTGTTCATGCCTTTATGGCGGAATCTGGTTTGGAACATAATTTTGAGCATAAGCCGATTGGAATTGAAGAAACAATGGTGGATTGGATTGCTATTCAGTCCCCGAAGATGTTTAAGGTATTTCAGGAGTTGGACATTTTGTAAGGTGGTGGTTTAAATGTTGAAGCGGTTTGCAATCAATAATTCCATATGGAGAGTTATCACAGTTCCTCCAAACAGCGCGTATCTATGGGATAGAACTGGGAATTTAACGGTTGCAACAACAGACCCTAAAGAACATTGTATCTTTGTTTCGGAAGAAATTTATGGAGATTTTTTATTACGTGTGCTTATACATGAAATAACTCATGTTGTCTTATGGGAATATAAAATCATAGAGAAGATACACATGTATTGTTTTCCGGAGTTCCGTATACCTATGGAGGAGGAAATATGCAATATTCTGGCAGACTATGGACGTATGGTTTACGAAACGGCATATAAAGTTTTGGGCGGAAAAGCAATATTTACAGTTCCGTATGAATTGGAAAGGTTGGTGGCATAAAAATGAAAGCAGATAAAAATATGATTGTAGACGGCGTACTTTATAAGCCTGGCGACGAAATCTGGGACTTGGGAAGTTTTGTTGCGGTGGATGCGGTCGGAATGAAAAGAGATTATGAGGGACTATCAAAAGACATATCTAAATTACCACATTATGTTGACAGTGGCAGTAGCGCATTAACACTGGATACGTCCGAACTGTATGAGTATCACAAGCCAACAGATACTTGGTATAAATTATAAGGCGGTGATTATATGGGATTAACAGCAAAAAAGGTATATGCGGTTCTTAATAGGAAAATAAAAAAAATAAGTGGGGATGTTTCTAGTTTAGGGACTCCTCTTTTTTATGCTGGAAGTGTAACTACAGCTGATTTGCTTCCGGTATCTCCAAAATTGGGTGCCGTTTATAATATTGAGCAAAAATCAATTTATGGTGAATCCGGTACAAACGTTGTCTGGAATGGTGTTTTGTGGGATTCACTTGGCCCGACTTTTGACTTGTCTTTGTTGCTTACAAAGGAAAATGCAAAAAATCTATAATTACAAAAAAATCAAGGTTCAGAAAACTCAGGAAAATTCCTTGTAGTCGGAGAAGATGGAAATGTAATTCTATCAGATACACAAGATGGTGGTGTAAAAACAGATACTACTTTAACGAAGTCCGGAGAAGCGGCTGATGCAAAAGTTGTGGGAGATAAGATAACTACGCTAAAGGAAGATTTAACGGAGATAGCACATGACGTAAGTCTGCTAAAAGCAACAAATACAGGTAAACTCTACGGAGTAAAAAAATGGAAGGCTTCCGTAAATCCTACTTCTACTTGCGAAAAGACAAGAGATAATGTTGGACTTGTTTGCGAACCATCTACGGACAAAGAACAAGGTAGGGATGATTATGCGGATATTCCGCTGTTTCAGTGGCGTAGATGTAACTACAAGCGTTACGACGATGGATTCGCCTACCCGATTGCATTTGAAGGCGATGTTGATTACAACGACAAGGACAATGCTGATGTGGGAAACATCTATCAGACATTTTGGTACAACGAGATTGACATGGGGGATTATGCAGAATTAATTATTTCAGACTCACCAAATTATCAGTTAGGTTTAAGACCGTGGGAAGAAGCAGTTAGGGCAGATGGAACAATCATGCCGTACTTTATCTTTTCTGCATACACTGCAAGCGTTGGAAGTGACAAAAAGTGGTATTCTCTTCCGAATAAGAAAGAATTGGGATTTTGCTCCCATAACTTAATGATTGATAACTTTCAGAAAAAAGGCAAAGGATACTGGGGCGCATCTGTTAGACGAAACACGTTCGCTATGATTTTCTCACAGATTAAATATGGAACAAAAAACATCCAGTCTGTAATGAATGGGTGCACAAATTATAACTTCCAAATTAAGGCTTCCGTGCAATCTGAATCAAAAAACACTTATTTCCCTATCCCAAAAGGACAAGCTGAAAGTATCGTGGTTGGCGCTTACGTATCTGTTGGATATGGACAAGCGAAATCAGATAAATCCGTGAACCTAGACCGTGGAGTTGCAACGATTGGTGCTTACGGAGATATGGTCAAGGTTCTTCGTGTAGAAGATTTAGACGGAGTAAACAGTGCTGTATATTTGGAATGCGAACCATTCAGCACGATGCCAGTGCAAGACGAGACAGAAACAGATGTGATGTGCGAAATTGTGATGTCGTCTATGCCTTGGTGGACTGGTTCTACAGATAAGGTTCTTGGACACCATGACGGATCATTGAATAATAAGAGTGGAAAATTCCCTTGCAGAATCCAAGGTATTGAGCTTTTTAGTGGACGTTACCAAATTCCATCAGACGTGGCTATGATGTTTCAGCCAGATTATTCCAAGGACGTATATTTTGCGAAACGAGGAGTGGCTCATTCGAAATCAGATAGCGTAATCAAGGAAACTTATGAAAAAATCGGAAACATTCCAGCTAGTGCGAATGGTAAAGGTTCTGATTACTGGATTGGTGATGTAACGATCAAAAAAGGAGCATGGTTTCCGAGTTCTGAGCTGGCCACGTCACAGAGTTATGGCGATAGAGTCTACAGTGACGGAACTTCGACAAGTGGCTTACGAGAATACTTGCAGGGCGGTGGTCTCTGGAGTGGCTCGAGTGCTGGGCTTGCTTTTCTGCTTTGCAGGGACTGGCTTGGCTGGGCGGGCTGGTATTGCGCCGTCGCCGATTAATTCTATGCTTTGAACAGGGGGTTCAAGGGGGAGTTCCCCCCTTTGAATCATAAATACAGGGCTCACGGTCTGGCGGTAATCTCAGGAATGGCTCGAATGCTGGACTTGCTTATCTGAATTGCAGGAACAGGCTTGACAGGACGAACTGGAATTACGCCGTCGCAGATGCATACACAAAACTCCAGATTGTTAGACCGTGTTTCGCTAGTTTTAAACTAACCACTTAGGTGCTGTCGTTGATGCGACCTCTCGCATGACGAAAAATTGTGTGAAACAAAGCGCAGACTAGTAAAAAATGAACGTCTGTATGCACAGAATCGGAGGTATAGCTTTGAAGAAAAAATGTAAGAACGTAGATATTACGGACTACGATTTTATCCTAGAATCAGTGAATAATTGCTTTAAAAATAAAAAGAAAACAAGAAACGACATATTGAGAACCAGAGAAGAAATTGGCACGAATGAAGAAATTGCAACTGTTTTGCAAAAAGAAATCATCAATGAAAAACTAGAGTTAAAACCGATTTGGTATCGTGATAAATTTGATGACAACTCTCAGAAGTGGAGAAAAATTGGAATCCAAGATATCAAGCAACAGATGTATGATTATATCGCAGTAAACGGACTTAAAGAACTGGAAAGATGCTTAGGACATTATCAATGCGCCTCTGTAAAAGGCAAAGGGCAGATATATTGCGCGAAAGCAATAGCTAGCCACATCAAAGACGATTCCGTTAAGTATTGCTGCAAGTTAGATATTCGAAAATATTACGAATCAATTCCGACAGACAAATTGATGGAATGGTTACGGAAACGAGTGAAAAACGATAAACTGCTATGGCTCATTCAGGCATTAATAGACACTTTTAAGAATGGTCTTAGTATTGGCTCATATTTGTCACAACATCTCGGAAATCTTTATTTGAGCGATATATACCATGAACTCGAATCATTGGCGAAAACACGTAGAGGCAAAAGAATTAAAACAGTATCATTTCAAGCATTTTACATGGACGACATTCTTATTGTTGGTAAAAACTCTATGGAACTTACTAAGGCTGCGAATTTGATTGTTGATAGGTGCAAAGAAAAAGGCTTAGAAATTAAGCCAACATGGAGCTGCCAGAAAATCGACGGCTCTTTTATTGATATGGCTGGATACAGAATATATCGTGATCATATGACTGTTAGGCGCGGAACAATGAAGAAAATTCGCAGGACATTCGTCAGATATAATGCTGGCAGCAAAACGAGAGCGAGAAGAGTTATATCTCATTATGGAATTGTAAAACACGCTGATTCTTATAAATTTTGTCACAAATATGATGTTTATAAAAAACTAAAAAGTGCGAAAGAGGTGGTATCTGGTGGAAAGAAAAAAAGTCGTGTCAGACAAAAAGATGGAAAAAGTTGATATTCGAGCATTTGGAAAGATGAATTATGTTTATCTCTACTTGAACGAAAAACGAGTAAAGATAGAGGAGCATGAGGATTCTAAACCTTACGATGCATTTGAATATGACTACAATGAATTTGTAGTAGAAGAAACAAATGTTGACTTGAATGATATTAGAGCGAATCCAGAGAAGTATCTTGATTACGTTCCAACAACAAATGTAAGTTTCGAGGAAACACAGACAGATTTCAACATTGACATCGACTACAGAGTATCAATGTTGGAACTAGGACTCATTTAAGCAAAGGAGAATGAATTATGACAACTTATGAAATGTTAAGAAAATCAATTGAAGCAAAGAAAAGAAGAGGTGCTTTAAGCTCCGACTACATTGACAGTACAAAAGCGAAAATGGATGTATTCTTAATGAACGACAGAATCACTCAGGAAGAATACAACTTGCTTGTAGCTGAGTTACAGTAGTGGATGATGTTATTATTCGGAGATTAATTTCACATATCACGGATTTGAAACTATTAATCCACGAAAAATCATATAAAACGTATGATAAAGAGTTAAAGAGAACAATGGTATATATTAACGCTACAGAAGAAAAAGTAAATGCTGAATATAGAAAATATGCATAACAATAAAAGGCATCCGATTGGGTGTTTTTTATTTGATAGGAGATATGGTATGCGAAGTCCATCAAGATTAAAACAGAAAGTGTGGTTTTCCAAAATCGAGGAAGTAATTGAGGGAATTGACACAGTACATAAATACAGTAAACCAACTATGAAGCGGTTTACTGTATCGGCAACCGCCGGAACACCAGAAGAGATTTCTGCCGGAATTGTGCCGACATATGACAGATATATTACTTCTTATGATAGGGATTTTAAGCCGGAAGAAGGTATGGCTGTTTGGGTTGATAAGATTCCGCAGATTGATGATTTGGGGAATTTGGTTATGTCGGAGGATGGAATTACACCAGTAACACCGCCCGATTACACATTAAAGAAAATACTGGCTGCACAGAAAGGGAAGGTATTCCGTTATGGAATTGCAAAGATTGGCGGTTCGGAGTAATGAAACGTAAAATTAGTATAAGTCTATCTCAGGGTTCAATCCAGAACGCGATTAAAGAAATTGAAGCGTACAAGCGTAAACTGCAAAGGAAGAATCAGATTTTCATTGACCGATTATCTAAAATCGGATTAGACGTGGTGCAAGCTACAATGGAATCTATTCCGTTGGAAGAAAAGGGTTCTTATTATACAGAAATCGTAAACAATAGTCGGGGAGATATTATTGGTGCAGCAATCCGATTGACCGGAGACAAAATTCTTTTTCTTGAATTTTCAGCCGGTATTGCCTATGGTACAGACAGTTATCCTACACCAGCGGGGGATAAATATGGAGTTGGTACATATCCGGGGCAAACACATGCCTTTTCTCCCTACGGTTGGTGGTACGTTGATGAAAACGGAGAAAAGCACCATTCCTACGGAAACAGGGCTTATATGCCTATGTATCATGCAGAAGAGGCTATTGTACTTGCGGTAAGGCAGGTTGCAAGGGAGGTGTTTGGAAGTTGATAACAGTAGATAATCCTGTATCAAAAGTATATGCCAGATGGTCTACGGCTATCGAAAAGAAAGTGGGCAGAGGAAATTACTCCATGTCCCAAAGTGGAACACTGGCTTCTAACAAGACGAAGTATGCCAGAATCTTTATGATGGGAAATCCGGGGAACGCTTGGGATTTAGAGGGAGATGAATGTGCCACTATGCCATCTTTTCAAGTAGATTCCTTTGCGAAAGGAACTAAGGCACTGTCGGAAGTTTATGATATTGATGATGTGAGCCACAAATGCATGACAGGCCTTGGATTTCGGCGTGTATATGGCCCGGAGCTTTTGGAAAATTCCGACAGCACCATCAAACGAGTAGTCAGCCGGTATAGCCGGGTTTACACAGGGCAGCTTTTGGGAGAATGATTATGGTTGCATTTGTAAAAGCAGTTATTTTGAATTCGGCTATTTATGCCGTTTGGTATTACCTGGAATACAAACAATTTGGAATATTACAGTGGGACAGAAAATGTGATGATGTGGTATCGGTCATTTATTTCTTGCTCACATGGTATTTATTTGCAAAAAAGTGAGTTCCAACGGACACCAAAAGTGCGTTATAATAATAGCATGAAAGTAGGGCATCTGGAGACAGGTGTCTATTTTTATGCAAAGAAAGGTGGTAAATGTAATGAAAGCAATGTTAAGCCAGCCAATGGCAGGAAAAACAGATGAGGAGATTATTGCAACTAGAGAAAAGGCCATAAAAGTATTACAAGAAAAAGGCTATGAGATTGTAAATACCCTGTTTACAGATGAATGGTATAGCAAAGAAAGTATGGAGGAGCGTGGAGTGGTTCAGATTCCGCTGTGCTTCCTTGCAAAGTCACTTGAAAATATGTCCTTATGCCATGCGGCATATTTTTGTAAGGGATGGGAAAATGCCAGAGGTTGCCGTATTGAACATGAAGCTGCAAAGGCATATGGACTGGACATTATTTATGAAGAGTAGGAAAGGAGAATGAGCATGGATTTTGCAGGAGTAGCAAGCGTAGTTGGAATTACCGTTATCTGCTATCTTGTCGGCATGATTGCCAAGGCAACAAAAGTTGATAACAAATGGATTCCAGTTATCGTAGGAGTTGCCGGAGCAGTCTTAGGAGTAGCAGGAATGTATGTTATCAAAGATTTCCCGGCGACAGATGTGATTAATGCACTGGCAGTTGGAATTGTCAGCGGACTTGCCAGCACAGGAGCAGATCAGATCGCGAAGATTTCCAAGCATTAGAAAGGGTTGGTGATCCACTTTTTATCTCCCTGCATGAGGGTTAGATTGCAACTGTTTGGAAATTCCGAACAGTTCAAAAATGTAATTGATTTTGGACTAAAAATATTATAGTTCTGACCACTGTACCTTATTGGGCGGTGGTTTTTTTGTTGGAAAGAAAGGAAGTTAAAAGTATGAGCGAGAAGAATATTTGTCCAGTACATGGTGAAATGAATGCGAATGATTGTCACAATTACAGTACTAAAAAGGCAGAACTTTTAGGACATCCGGAGTGGGCAGTTGACGCAGAAAACTGCAACTGCGATGTTGGAACCACAGGCCCGGCCTTAACTGGCGGAAATGTACCGACTGGCCCTGCAGCAGATAAGCTAACAGGACCAGCAACAGAAATCTAAAAATGAATTGACCGGCTACCAGACAGGTGGCTGTTGACCCCTTAAAGTTTTGGGGTGGAAAGGAGTTATTATGGCAGCAGCCGTACCGGGTTTATCAACCCTTGGAATTACACTCAGTTATGGAGTTGAAACAGTGTCAGGACAGAAGCCTACAACCTTTACGGTGCTTCACAGGTGTAATGACATTCCAGAAATTACACTGGAAACAGAAACGATTGACGCTTCCGCTCTGGAAGATTTACAGTCCAGATATATTGCTGGTAGACAGGATACAGGTGGAGAGTGGGGTCCTGTGTTCAACTTAACAGAAGAGGTTATCGCAGAACTTGATAAGATGATGAAAGCGGCAGAAACAGGGCTTAAATCCGGTTTCAGAACATGGTTCCAGGTTATTGTTCCGAACCTTACAAAGGCATTCTTTGTTGTTGGTCAGCCAGGAAGCAAGATTCCTTTACCGGCAATGGCACAGAATGAGCTTCTGACAGGTGCAATCAGTATCGCAATTGACGAATACGTTGGTCTCGACACTAAGGTTGAGCCGACAGGTGTAGAAGAGCCTTAAAATCTTTAAATCGGGAGGAAAAATAAATGTATAAAGTTTTACAGATTGGCGGAAAAGATTATAAGCTGGAGTACTCTATTGAGGCATCCTTATATGCGGACTGCACAGCAAGCCTTACTGGACTGATGACAGAAATCCAAATTGCCGGAGATAGCAAGGATATTAAACGAATCGTGTCTGAACTGTCCAATATCCCTCAGACCACTTTAACTATTTTTTATGCCGGCCTTATGGAGCATCATGGCGTGCATCCGGATGGTGATGGATCTGTTCCAGATATCCAGACGGCAAAACATCTGATTGCCCAGTATTTGAAAGAGCATTCGGAAGATGATACAGGAAACTTTTTCGGCATCATGCAGATGTGCATTGAGCAGATGGGAGAGGACGGTTTTTTCAAACTGACCGGTCTGGAAGGAATGATGAATCAGTTCAACCAGACTGCGAAGCCGAATCGTGCTACCAGACGAGCCGAAGCAAAAGCTTCCGGGAAATAATTCTGGATGAATTACTTCCTTCGGCCATTGATGTCGGAATAACAGAAAAAGAGTTTTTCCATATGACACCCAGAGCAATCCGATTAAGGATAGAACGATTCTGGGAGCGTGAAAAGCAGAAGCAAAAGCAGATGGAATACTATGCTTGGCTGACAGGGTATTTTAATCAATATGCTATCGGGGCATCCATGAGCAAAAAGATAAAATACCCCAAAAATCCGCTTGAAGAAACTCCGGTTATTGATGACAGCATGGAACTGACGGAGGAAGAGAAAGACAAGTACAGAATGCAGTTTTTAAAGCGTCTCCAGAGAATGGAGAACCGTTTTAATAAGAATCAGGGCGAGTAGATGTCAAAGTCTACTCGCCCTTTTTTGACTATTCATAGGGAATGGTCATTGCCCTCAAAAAGTTAGGAGGTAGAAAATGGCAGATAATACAATAGATTCCTTGGTGTTGGAAATCAGTTCTAATTCCAAAGGGGCCGAAAAAGCACTGGATAAATTATCAATTTCTTTACAAAAAATGTCCAATTCTTTAGGAGGCATGAATACGGCAAAATTCATGTACATTTCTAAAGGTATTAGAGAGATGTCCTCTTCGTTAGCTGGATTTTCGTCTAATGTGAAGTTAGCGGATTTTAACAGGGTATCTAATGGCTTGAATAAAATTGCCTCAATTGACGCTGCTGGAGTTCGTTCTACTGCAGTTGCCATGAACGGCCTGATGAAAAGCCTTAATAATTTGACTTTACTGAATTTTGACATTAAGGGAATAACCAATGTTGCGAATGGAATCGCAAAGCTTGGACGAGGAACAGTTACTCAGGCTGCAACTAATATCCCGGCATTGACGCAATCGTTAAAGAGGCTTGCGAACGGAATAAAGGGGTTAAAGATAGATTTCGATATTTCCGGCCTTGCCCAGCTCACAACAGCCATTCAGAAACTTGGAAGCAAATCAGCAACAAAAGCGGCGGAATCCAATATCATTGCTCTTGGAAATGCACTACGGGAAATGATGTCGGTTTTGTCGAAAGCCCCAGCCGTTAGCCAGAACGTAATTCAGATGACAAATGCGCTGGCGCAACTAGCCGCCGCAGGAGGGAGAGCCGGAACAGCCAGCAGATCACTAGTGGGAAGTTTTAGTACGATTCCATCGTCAACTAAAAAATCATCAAAAGGGTTTTCTGGTTTAGCTGGAGCGATTGGAAAGTTCTATGCCACATACTGGATTTTTCTTCGTGCTATGGGCGGGTTCAAAAAAGCAATCGACATTTCCTCTGACCTGACAGAGGTTCAGAACGTGGTGGATGTCACGTTCGGCGAGATGGCTGATACTATGAATGAGTTTGCAGACTCTGCATTACAAAATTACGGTATGTCGGAACTCATGGCAAAGCAGATCGCCAGCCGATTCCAGGCAATGGGCGTTTCTATGGGATTTGCTCAGGGAAAAATGTCTGAGATGTCCATTGAGCTTACCAAACTAACCGGAGATATGGCTTCGTTCTATAACGAGTCGCAGGAAAGTGTGGCAAAGGCTTTACAGTCTATCTTTACGGGAGAAACCGAACCTATGCGCCGCTTCGGTCTCGATTTATCCTTTGCAACCGTAGAAGCATGGGCGTTGGCAAATGGCCTTGAAGCTGATATGCAGAAGATGACGCAGGCAGAAAAGACCATGCTTCGTTATCAGTATGTTCTGGCAAATACTGGGGCAGCATCCGGGGATTTCCTCCGGACGATAAATTCCTGGCATAATCAGCTTGTACTTTTGGCAGGTGGCTTTCAGCAATTAGGTTCTATTGTCGGTGGTGTTCTCATTAACGCCTTTAAGCCCTTTATCCAAGCGTTAAACAACGTAATGGGAGCTGTCATTAACTTCGCACAGGTGGTTTCTGACGCGCTGGGAGCAATCTTCGGTTGGGAATATCAGACCGGAGGCGGTGTGGCACAAGACCTTGAAGCTGGTGCTGGAGCAGCACAGGACATTGAGGACGCAACTGGCGGTGCAGCCGATAATGCTAAAAAATTAAATAAGTATATCGCTGGTTGGCATGAAGTAAATAACATGACTTCCAATAAAGATTCCGGAGGTTCTGGTGGCGGTGGTGGAGCTGGTGGCGGAGGCCTTGCAGACGCTGATGGTGGTAAGTGGATACAAAAGGAATCCTTGTGGGAGAAATATACTAGCAGCATTGATTCCTTGTATGAGCTGGGAGATTATATCAGTGGTGTTCTCACGGACGCAATGAACTCCATTGACTGGAATAAGGTGTACGAAAGTGCAAGAAACTTCGGTTCGGGGCTGGCTTCGTTTTTGAATGGACTGATTACCCCAGAATTATTTGGGGCCACGGGGCAAACCATAGCAGGCGCGCTGAATACGGCTATTTATGCCGCCTTATCATTCGGAGAAACATTTGACTGGTCAAATTTTGGCGAATCTATTGCTTCTGGAATCAATAATTTCTTTGCTACGTTTGATTTTGCTTCATTAGCTGGAACGATTAATACCTGGTCAAAAGGTATTTTGGACGCAATTATATCCGGAATTAATACTGTAGATTGGAACTTAATAGGAACGCAGATTGGAACATTTCTACTGAAAATAGATTTCACTGAAATAGCCAGTAAAATTGGAAAAGCCATTTGGAAAGCTATTAATTCTGGGTTTAAACTATACGAAGGAATGTTTGAAACAGCTCCGTTAGAAACAGCATTGCTTACATTAGTTGGAGTTACAAAACTACTAAAATCCAATAACATCAAAAATTTTATTAAAGCTGTATCCGATGGAATTTCGACGACTATTAATTTTGGAAAAGCTTTATCTGGTAGTAGCGCAGCATTAGAGACTATTCGAGCGGTATCGCCAAAGGCAGCTAAAATGATAGACACATTAAGAGGCTCTTTGACTTACTTACAAGCTGGATTTGAAATAGGAGCGCCTATCAAAGGCTTTACAAGCGCGATAGATCACATTAGAACCAATTTAACAGGAATGGACAAACTGGTAATTGGAGCAGCCGCATCTTTTGGAGAGTTTTTTGTAGTTAAAGACTCTATGAAAGATTTGGCTACCGGAACTGGCGATGTATTAACTAATATTTTAGAGTTAGTTTCAAGCGCAGGTTTAGCCGGAGCTGCAATGTATACAGCTTTTGGTCCTGCTGGTGCAGCTTTCGCGGCAGTAACAGCATTAGCTGCAGCCTTAGCTGGATTATATGATGGCTTAACCGAGAATAAGGAATTAGAAAACTGGAAAAAAGATTTTTTAGACGGCTTAGAAGAAATAGATAAAAAAAGTGAAACAATAAAAAACTCGCTTTCAAATCTAAAAGCTGATTATGATGAAACCGGACTTGCTCAAGCTCAAATGGCCAAAGACATGGCTCAAAAATACGAAGAACTTTATAATAAACTAAATCCAACAGCAGAAGAAGTTGCTAAAATGAAGCAATATAGTTCTGATTTAGTTAATATGTATCCAGAACTGGAACAGTATTTTAATAGTGAAACAGGATTGTTGGAAACCAACCGAGATGAGATCCAAAAAACTATTGATAAACAACTTGAGTTAGTTAAATCCAAAGCCGCATTATCAGCATTAGAAGAATCATATGTGCAACAAATGAAAGCATCCCAGAATTTAGCTAATGCTAAGGAAGAAGAGAAAACGGCATATGAGGAACTGAGAAAAGCACATGAAGAATATAGCGCCTACTTAGAATCACATCCAACTTATGCTCAAACAGGAACACAAGGGATTTTTGAAGGAGATATTTTTGGGGTTGAAGCAAAGAGGTTACAGGACGCTGTGGCAGAGATGGCAGAAGGAGTGGAAGCGGCTAAAAATACTGTATCAGAGGCTCAATCAGCATATGATGCAGCAGGGAAAAGCATCTCTAATTTTGCTGAGCTGTACGAGCAGTCTGCTCAAAAAGCATCTGTAGCATCAGAAAATGTGAAGAAAATTTTTGATGATGTCAAATCCGGAGTAGAAGTATCAGCACCTGTACTCAAAGCGGCTTTTAGTGCAATTGGAATAGAACTTCCAAACGAAATAATCAGTAGTTTTTCTGGTAAAAGTTCTGAGTTGAGACAGAAAACCATAGATCTACTGTCCAATCTTTCCCAAGGAAAAGAACTCTCATCGGAACAATTATTACAAGCCTTTTCTTCTTTAGGAATAGAAGTTCCGGATGCTATGATAAATTCGTTATCTGAAAAAAATTCTGATGTACAAAAAGCCGCAATCAGTTTGCTAGGGCAAATTTCAGCAGCATCAGATTCAGAGAGGGAGCCTCTTATGAAAGAATTCAATAGCTTAGGTGTTGGAGTAATAGATGAAGGAATTGTAGCATCCATGAATTCGGTTGATAATCAAAACAGAGCAAAAACTTCTGTGAAGGGATTATTTACTGAAATAAAAAACACTGTGATTGGGGAACGTGAACCGCTCAAGGAAGAAGGAAGAGAAGATGGTAAGCAACTAGTAGAAGGAACTAATAGTGGAATCCGCGATAACCAGGGAAGTACAAAAGGGGTTATTGGCACTTGGGTATCTAATATCACTGGCTGGTTTACCGACTTTTTAGGGATTGCTTCTCCGTCTAAGGTATTCCGCAGCTTTGGCGGATACACCGTTGAAGGATTTAACAAAGGGCTTGAAAACGAAATGAGTTCTACTTATGCTTTAGTAGAGCAATGGTCTAATGGAATTGAAAATGGTTTTAATGTACAGGTTCCACAACTGAATTTAGATGTTCCTAAGCCTGATTTTGCCCCAAACTCTCAAAATTTCGATAAGCTTAAATCAACCATGCAAATGGAGATGGATGCAAAGATGGCAGAGTACAGTTATGGCATTCGGCAGCAGAATAAGCTCCTTCAGGAGCAGAATGAGCTTCTTAGAGGAATTTATAATAAACCTGTTTTATCCGACGATGATGTTTTTAATGCCACCCGCCGGGGACAGAATCGGTTCGCCAAAAGGACATTCAAGACTGGCTGGGCTGGAATTGATTAAGTGACATTTGACAAACCGGTCAAAGGTGTGCTATCATCTATCCACAACTTAATGATAGCAAAAGCGCATTGGAGCTAGGAAGCCCTGGAAAACACAGCTAGTCGGTTGGATTATTGAATCCGTAAAGTAGGCCGACCCGGGAGCTTTACTAGCTCCTTTTTGCATTTTTTAGGGAATATTCCTTCGGGATTTCCGAATAGATGTGCGACTCATAGCCGGGTATGCTCCGGCGGCACTTCAAATCATCGGGCGGCCAGCGAAATGTTGACCGCCTCTTTTTTCTGCTTTCAAGCCCCTCATCACTGGCTTTTTATCGAAAACTGTGATATGGTAGAGGAAAATAAAATAAGGGGGCATACCTATGAGAAAAACAAAGATTTTATTGTCAGTTGCTATTATGGCTTTGTCGTTATCGTCAACAGTGTTCGCAGGCGAATGGAAGCAAGAGTCTGATGGGCGGTGGTGGTATCAGAACGATGGCGGCGGATACCCAGCAAATCAATGGCAGGAAATAGGCGGAAAGCAGTATTACTTTGCCGCAGATGGATATATGCTGGCTAACACCACTGCGCCGGACGGAAGCCGGGTGGGAGCAGATGGAACAAAAGTTGAGACTGTCAGCCGCTCTCATATTACTTACAGCGCAGATTCAGTGACACAGGCTTTAACAGTATCGGACTGGATTTATGGTTCTTACAGCTCTACATACCACATTTTTGAGATTACAAATAATTCTCCGCACACAATTACTTTAAATATTAATGAAACTGCGAAGGATCATGTAGGAAACGTTGTGGGAGCCGAGACAAACTCAGAGCAAGACATTCCATCCGGACATACTATTTTTGTTAAAAATTATTTTTTAGATGCGCCATCAGTGGCAGAGTTTGAAACCACCTTTCAAACAAAAATAGATGATTTTTACATTCCAGTCGCTCAAAATTTAGCTATTGAAACAACTCGTGGAAATAAAAAAGCCATCGTAAAGGTTACTAATAATGGTGCAGTCACGGCTGAGTTTCCGTATGTGACAGCAGTATTCTTCAAAGATGGAGAAATATCTTATGTAGACAGCACATATATATGTGATGCTGATGCAGAACTTAAAGCCGGCGCTTCTTTAACAGAAGAATTAAATAGTTACGGCGCGTATGATGAGGTAAAAGTACATCTTACCGCACAGAGAGATAAATATTCTAATTAAATAAAAGGGGAACATAAAAATGAAACAGAAATTAAGCAAAACATTGTTGATATCCTTTATTTTGGGAGTTGCATATATGCTTTACTCTCTCACCTATTGGGGCGGAGCTACATCCGGTACAGCTGACGCAGCAGAACAAATTGGAGCTGGAATAGCAACCGTAGTAGTCATGCCACATCTTATCTGTACTGCGCTAGCTGTTATCTTTAACGGCCTTGGATTGTTTATGCGTAAACGTGGATTTGCTTTAACTGGAGCTATCCTCTATACAGTGGCACTGGTTCTCTTCCCGGTATATTTCATGTTCGTAATTGTGGAAATGATTCTTTCCTATATTGGATTTGCAAAAATGAAAAAAGTGGAGTGATTTATGAGTTTTACAAAAAAATATTATTTAGGACTTGCTATTATCGCTATTGTCGGATTTATTGGATATCAGATTTTTCAAAGTAGCCACCGCCCAAGCGATGTTAATGAAGATTTATATAATGATACAGTGGCAGTTGTCAATATTTTAGATAACTATCTTGAAGGAACGTATGACATATCAGAAGCCGCGTCGCGTTTGGAAAGGATTGATTACGAGAGCCATGCGAACGAAGAAAATCCGTCCGAAAATCTTATAAGAACGCGAATTTGGAGCTTAATGTTGCTTTTTGAAAATAGTAGCGACAGCGAAATAAAGGAATATCGAGACGATTTGGCAAAAGATATTAATTATAAGAAATAAGGTTAAGCCGGGGAGAAATCCTCGGCTTGTTTATTTTGGGCATTGACAAGTTACTCGTAACATTGTATAATGTAACTCGTAACAAGGAGGTGATTATTATAGCACCCGAAAGTAGAGCCGATTACATGAAGGAAAGAAGAAAAAAAACAAGGAATTTCAGTGTTGAGCTTGACAGAGATAAATTTGATAAGCTTGAAAAAAAACTTTCCGAAAAAGGTGTCACAAAGAAACAGTGGTTTAGCGAAAAGGTTGATGAAGAAATCGGCGAATAAAAAAGAGGGGCAGACTTACCGCTACCAACGAATTAGTCTGCTCCGCACACCAGAAGTCTCCTTCTGATAAATCTATCATATCATGTTGGAGACTTCTTTTCAAGATTTTTTGAAAGGAGTTTTTTTTATTTTATGCAGGAACCTAAAGTTGTAGAATATAACAATATTCGTGTACTTACCACACAACAGCTTGCAGAAGCTTATGTCACTAGTACAGATACTATTACAAAAAATTTTAATCGAAATAAGCAGAGGTATACAGAGGGAAAGCACTATATCGCGTTAGAAGGTGCGGAAAAGAATATTTTTTTAGACCAAGGACAATTTGACCGTGGTTTAAAAAACGCGAAAATTCTCTATCTCTGGACTGAGAAAGGAACGTTTCTTCATGCAAAATCTCTTAACACCGATAAGGCATGGGAAGTTTATGATAATCTTGTAGAAAACTATTTCCACACAAGAGAAATCCAGATAGCGATTCAAGAACTTCCGCCAGAAATGCAGATGTTTAAACAGTTATGGGATATGCAGGCTAATACATATTTGGAGCAGAAACGCCTTGCCGCAGAGCAGGAGCGACAGGGTAAGCAGATTGAGACGTTGGTAGATACATTCCAGGATAAAATCAGCCAGGAAAGTTTTCAGAACTGGGCAAACAAGTGCATTACCAAAATTGCTGAAAGCCCTAATTTTGATAAGGGATGCGGCAGAAACAGCAATCATGCTTTTGCGCGGACAGAAAGCTATGAACGGCTCAAGAGCAAATGGAAATGCAATCTGGACGACCGAGTGGCCCGGGCGCGGGGCCGGGCGATAGAGCGGAATCCAGGAATTACCAAGGCAGAGCTTAACTCGATCAATAAGCTGACTGTTATTTCTTCAGATAAGAGCTTACGGCCAGTATATGAAACCGTGTTGAAGGAAATGATGATCGCTTATTGCGTAATGTAAAATACTGAGAATAGATAAAAAGAAACGAGGTACGAATGATGGAAAATAAGAATACATTAGCAAGTGAGACAATCGCAGACTTAACGAAGCAGCTGGTTTTAATTGATGGAAAGTTGGAGCACCTGTATGAAGAAGTGGAACGGATACGGTCCATGTTCCGGGCCGTACACTATGCGACCATTGAGGGAGGAATTTCTGACTCTGAGGCAGATACAGCTATGAACGGAATCGGCTCCATGCTGAGCGTATTGCTGGATAACATGCAGGAAACAATGGGGATTAGCAGTAACTTCATTCAGGAGGTGATTCGATGACTAAAAAATTTGTTAATAAAAAGTTATTAGAAATCGGATTCCCGGCTAAATACTGCGGCTTCAAATATATCTCTAGTGCAATCATGATATTAGATGGCAGATCCGATTCGGATGTAAAAATGACATGGATGTACTATGTAATTGCGAAAGAGTACAATACAACTCCTGGGGCAGTAGAGCGTGGTATACGGTATTCGCTTCAGGCAGTCAGAACCAATATGATAAATCCAGACAAGATAGAGCACTACATTGGACTGGAAAATCCACAGAACCAAACTTCCTTGTTCCGGCTGTATATGGTTCTGAAGGATGAGTATGAATCCTCACAGATGATTAGCGAAAACAGCCCACAGATACGAGAATTTATTATCAAACTGGCAGAACAATTCGGAGTAAAAATCGCTGTCCTGAACTAGGAAAATGTGATATAATATAACCAGAAACGCACTTACAGAAGAAATGCCGGAAGTTGGCACTACCTGTAGGTGCGTTTTCTTTATGCAGCGGACTAGCCCGACGGGGCAAAAAGCAGAACTACGACTGCCTGTTCGCTGTAAACTATAATCGTAGGTTTCCTTAATCGTAGGAGGAGTTTATTATGACAATCGAAAAATCAAGAAAAATTGCAACTGATAAACAAATAGCATATGCAAACGCTATGGCAGATACACTTGGAATTGAAATTTCATTTTCTAAAGGAAGTAGCTTTTATGATGTAACAAAATTTTTGAGAGAAAATGAAACAGCCTACCTTAATAACAAAAACCGAAAAGCCAGTATAAGGCAACTTGATTTTGCAAATGCAATAGCCAACACATGTGGAATATCTCTTCATTTCGACAAAAATGATTCGATGGAAACGGTAAATAATTTTATTCATACATATAAAAGCGAGTATGAAAACATAATGTGGAGAAAGGAAATTGAGTCTCGACAAAATGATTATGAATTTACCATCACAAGCGGAGATTTAACAACTGAAGGAATGTTATTTATTTGTGATAACTTGTTTAAGAAGTCTGGTTTGTATTCGTTTGTTGGAGAAAGTGAAGAAATCATCTATATAGGCAAGTCTTGTAATTTGGCAGAAAGAATACCATCTTCATATAGAGAAAGAAGAGATAGTTCAAATATAAGAAAAATAATGTACTATCTTGATAATAATATGGCAAATGTAAATGTCCTTGAAATCTTATTAATATGTGAAAACAATCCGTTATTAAATGGAGAAAGCAAAACGGATGATTCACCAACAATGTTTAATAGTGGGATAAATATAATTCGTGATTTTCATGAAATCCCAAATTGCATTTCAGCATAAATATTGAGAGGTGAATGATTATGAGAAAAAGTGATAATATAAAAGAGATTGTTGTTTCAAAAAACAGAGATTTTAAAGGCATTTGGGTTCCAAAAAAATTATATTTATCAGGGCTGTTTTCTCCTAATGAAAAGTTTATTCTTATAGAAATTTATAGTTTGTCCAAAAATAATAAATGTTATGCTACTAATAAACATTTTGCAAATTTTGTTGGACTAAGAGAAAATACCGTTCAGAAGATGATGCTTGAATTTGAAAGAGCTGGATATATAAAAAGAATTTTTGAGTATAAGGAAGATAGCAAAGAAATTAAAGAAAGAATAATTGTTATTACTCAAAAATTCCTTGATGAATTTGTAAATGAAAAATCAAATGATGAAAAAGAAGAACCCTATGGAAAAAAATCAATAGGGGGTATGGAAAAAAATCCAGAGGGGGATGGATTTAAAGTCGGAGATAAGTATAACAATATAAGTGATACATATTTAAGTGATCCATTATATTCTCCTACGGAGTTAAATTCTTTTTCTAAAGAAAAAGAGACTTCCCCTTCGGGGTTAAATTCTTCTATTTCTAAAAGAAATAAGAAGGCTGAGCCAGATAAATGGATAGCTACTAAAACTCATATTGAGATTTGCATGGAACGCAATGGATACAGCAAGGAAGCATTCGAGACAGCTGAAGCCATTGAGATTGTAAAGACCTATTATGAGAAATACAGGGAAGTGATAGGGCAGCCGCATCCCCGGCTGAACGATAAAACCATGATGTATGTAATCGAGCAGTATCTAAACGGGTTCGGCGATGGCGAGACCAGCGTGCAGACATATCGGGATCTGATTGACTTCCATTTCTCCACAGAGTACCGGGAGAATATAGACTGGACAATTCAGCATTTTATGAGCGGTGATATCCGGAAGACTCTGCTTTGCCATAACATGTTATAAAAAAAGTGAGTTCCGATGACTACCTAAAATGTGATATGATAGTACAGTAGAAGATTGTTTAAAGAAGCGCTTGCCTTGTGGTAGGTGCTTTTTATTATCGGCTGAAAAACAGCTGCTGACCTCAAATAATTAGGAGGTGGATTTAAAATGTTTGGATTTGAAGGATGGCTCCTGAAAGTGAATGGAGTCGAGCTTCCAACAAAATATATCCGGGCAGACACTTATACAGTTACCCCGGATCAGGAAACTGACCTTGATGACTATACAGATAATGACGGAATTTTCCATCGCAACATACTGCCGGCGAAAGCTACAAAGATCGAGTTCAACCTCATTCCATTGAGGCTGGCTCAACTGCAGAAAATATTCGAGATTATTCCTCTGGAAGACAATGAAGTACAGATTGAGTATTGGAATCCACGCAAGTTCGCTTATCAATCTGGGCGAGCTTATGTACCGGATGTTTCTTTTGAGCCTTATATGGTTTACAGGGAAATAAAGGATATTCTGTACAACGAGATACGAATTGCATTTATTGAATACGGGGAGGTGCGGTAGATGCTTTCAATTCCCCAGGATATTAAGGCCCTGTTTCATAGCGACTCGGCGCGTAAAAAATTCAAGCTGACGTTTTATGAAGATAATTATGACAGCCTCTATCCATCAGAGATGCTTTTTCCGGAGGATAGTCTTTATCCGTCAGAACATGGAGAACCGTGGCTGATTATTGAAAATGACCGGATTGTTTCCGAATCATTGAAAATTTCCGAGGCTCTGTGTTCTGAGCAAGACTTGACCTTTGGAGCCTGCGAAAGCTCAGAGTGCCAGATTACAGTAGCTGATGTGATAGAGGATCTTACCGGCAAGGAATTTGTATTATCAGCGGAAATAGGCGGTTATAACATGGCCTTGGGAATTTATACGGTTAAGTCCTTTAAAAGGCAATCTGACAGGCGTAAACGCCTTATTACGGCCTATGACAGGATGGAGCGATTCAATACAGATGTATCTGTCTGGTATGAGAGTTTATCTTTCCCGATTACTGTAAAGGCTATGCGTGATTCGCTTTGCCAGTATATTGGAATCGAGCAGGAGAATACAGAGCTGTTATTGGATTCTCTGAGTATCAGCAAAACAATACAGACTGAGCAGATATCAGGGCTTGATATTTTAAAGGCTGTCTGCGAAATCAATGGGGTATTTGGTCACATTAGCCGTTCCGGGAAAATGCAATACATTCAGTTGCAGCAGACAGGGCTTTATCCGTCAGAGACACTATTTCCCGATGATAATCTTTTTCCCAGCGAGCTTGATAGGCCATATGAAACCATTACCACATACAAACAGCCTGCCAGATATGAAGATTATGTGGTAAATGGAATTGACAGCTTAACAATTCGGGCGGAAAAAGGAGATATAGGAGCGAATGTCGGAAGCGGAATGAATCCATATGCCATTGAAGGGAATTTCCTTGTATATGGGAAATCATCGCAGGAGCTTTTGAATATTGCTCAATCCTTGCTTCCACGAATTAAAGGGCGTATTTATAGGCCGGTGTCAGTTGATTGCAACTGTATGCCGTGGTTAGAGGTAGGAGATGCCATACGTCTTATTACTAGGGATGACTTAATTGAGAGTTTTATTATGCGCCGTACGATATCAGGCTGCCAAGCTATGAGAGATAGACTGGAATCCACCGGAAGCCAAAATAGGGAAGAAGAATTCTCGATTCAAAAGCAGATTATCCAACTGGAAGGAAAGACAGCTATCATTTCCAAGAATGTAGAGGAAGTGTATGTGGAAGTCTCAAATCTGAAGGAGGATACGAATTCAAAAATTAGTGTTATGGCGGATCAGATTACCGCAGAAGTCAATCGCGCTACAGAAGCGGAAGGGAAGTTATCTGCCAGCATCAAGGCAAATGCTGAAAAAATTGAATTAAAGGTATCAGCCGGTGACGTTTCCAGCCAGATATCCCTAGAAAAAGATGCTGTCACGATACGAAGCAACCGATTGTCTTGGCAGTCCGATAAATCGTCAATGACTGCGAATGGACTGCTTACCTGCGAGAATATCAAGGCCACGAATGGCACTTTCTCTGGTACGATTACCGGCTCTAACATCACTGGCGGCACGATAACAGGAACCACGATTGAGGGTAATACCATCACTGGTGGTACAATTTCCGGAACCACAATTACTGGTGGCACAATTATAGGAAGTGAAATTAGAGCCAAAAGTATAGAGGCAATTGGTACTGTAGCGGTTAAGGTGTTTTCGGCTGAAAGGATTGATTGTGAAGGGTCAATGGATGCCCATACAGTAAATGTCGATTATTTACGATATGGCATGGCTACACAAGGGTCTGATAGACGATTAAAAGAAAACATAAAAACAATTAGCCAGGCTGATTCTATAAAACTCATTGAAAGCCTAAACCCGGTCTGTTATCACTTTAGAGATGATGGAAACCCAGGCATAGGATTTATAGCTCAGGAAGTAGAAGAAGTTGAGCGTTCTTTAAATCTCGATTGGAAATTATACGAAGTAGGAAAGGATGGATTTTACAGTATCCCCTATCTGCATTTTATCCCAATCCTTACATCCGGTATTCAGGCACTTGAAAAAGAGGTAAAGAAACTGGAGGAGAACGATGCTTGATTTTCCGGAAAATATAAAAGAATTATTGAAAAAGAGTGATACGCATAAGAAATTTCGACTATTGTTTAAGGGATTTACGATTGAAAATGACAGAATCATATCGGAATCTCTGCAACTAAAGCAGAGCTTGTTTTCTGGGGATGATTTAGTGTTTGGAGCCTGCGAAAGCTCCGAATTGCAAATTGCAGTAGTAAATGTCTTAGAGAATATTTCTGGTAAAGAATTTTCCCTGTCATTCTTTGTTGAGAACTACGAAATTCCTTTAGGAAAATATACCGTACAATCCGTAAAGCGCGAATCGGATAGACGAAGACTGAAAATCATAGCTTATGACCGGATGCAGTGGTTCAAAAAAGATGTTTCGGAATGGTATCAAGGTCTCTCATTCCCCATGACACTAAAGATGTTTCGGAACTCGTTCTGCCAATACATTGGAATTGAGCAGGAAGAATCGCATCTGCTGCTTGATTCGATGGAGATAAAAAAGAATATTGATCCGAGTAAAATTTCAGGAATTGAAGTATTACGTGCTATCTGCGAAATCAATGGATGCTTTGCTAGCATTAACTATGACGGAAAAGTCAAGTACATTCGTCTGCCTCATACAGGATTGTACCCTTCAGAATCGCTATATCCAGAGGAAAACTTATATCCAAGCGAACTGGGCACTGCCGGTTCTTCGGTAGAACGCATTTTTACTTATAAGCAGCCAATGACTTACGAAGATTATCTGGTTGAAAGTATCACAGGTGTATCTATTTATTCTGAAGATGGAACACTGGGGGCTAGTGTAGGCAAAGAATATAATACTTATATAATTCAAGGTAATTTTTTGACTTACGGGAAGACTCCTGTAGAATTGCTGAATATAGCAAATTCATTGTTTCCGCTGTTGAACAGGAGAGCTTATAGAACTGTAAACGTAGACTGCCAGTTTATGCCGTGGCTTGAGATAGGAGATCCGATACAGATTTTCGCACGCGACGATGTGGTAGAAACCTATATAATCAATCGCACTATAACCGGATGCCAAGTCATGAGAGATAGGATAAGTTCTTCCGGTAATAAAGTAAGAGAAAACAAAAATTCCCTGCATGAGAAGCTAATACAATCGGAGCATAAAATGGTTTCTGCCAATATGACTGCCGAAAAGGTATACGTTGTACTGGAAGATTTCAAACAAGATACTATGGCAAAGTTAGAAGTCACTGACAAATCTATTACCGCAGAAATCAATCGCGCTACAGAAGCGGAAGGGGTTCTTTCCTCCCTTATTGCTGTTAATGCTGAAGAAATAGAGTTAAAAGTGAGTAAGGGGCAAATATCCTCTGTTATTTCTCAAGAGAGCGGCGGTATACATTTTTCCAGTAACCGTTTTTCGTGGCAATCAGACAGATCTTCTCTTGCGGCAGATGGAACCTTGACTTGCGATGGAATACAGGCAAAAAATGGAAGCTTTGCTGGAACTATAAACGGAAGTAGGATCAACGGTTCCACCATATCAGGAACCACCATATCGGGAACTACGATTACTGGAGCTGAGATTGAATCTCCTAATATTAGTGGCGGAACTTTAACAGATGTGGATTTACGGTCCGCGAATTTAAAAAGTGCAGATTCATTTCGTGTGACTTATTTGACTCCAGGAGCAATTAGCTGCGGTGATGCTAAAGCGGCAGAGTCTGATTTCACTATCGTCATATGGAAATACTATTTTGGAAAGTCAGACAAACGGCTTAAAACCAATATCATTCCTTTAAGGGAAGAAACTGGGCTATCAGTAATACGTGAACTGAATCCGGTTTCTTTTCTGTGGCGGAAATTTAATAGTCCAGCCTTAGGATTTATAGCTCAGGAAGTCAAAGAAGTCGCGGATAAACACAATTTATCGGAGTATTGTTACTGTAAAAATAAAGATGGATATTATTCTATCCCATATCAGAACTATATTGGAATAATGGTATCTGCTATTCAAAATTTAAAACAAAGAATAGATGCTCTAAAGGAGAACAAACATGAAAGTATTGACATATGAATATGAGAAAATGGCTAAAGCCGGGCAACTGCTGAATTCTTTGGTGGTGTCTGGCTCTTCTAATTTTCGGGCATTGGCAGAAATTGCAGATATTTTAGATTCCGGAAAACCGGGCGAAATTTTTAAAAAGGAGGAAAAATCAGATGGCATACACGAACAAGAAATATGCGAGAATTAATTGGCAAAATCTTCCAGCTATGACAACAGCTTTGGGAGCCACAAACATGAATCATATGGATGTGTTCTTGAATGAGGTGGATAATGCCCTCATTGAAATGGAAGCTGCGAAGCTGAATATTGCCACAGCGAACTCCATGATTGCCGGTATTACGTTTGACAAAGATAAGGGCCTGATGACTGTGCGAGAGTTAAACGGAACCACATACACCTACGACTGGAACGTGGAGAAAATCCCGGTATCGTTCTCCCTGTCAGAAGATGGTATTTTGACTATGACCACACAGGATGGAACTCAATTTACAGCCAATATTGCTGATTTGATTAAAGACTATGTGTTCGATGATTCCGACACGATTGCATTCACAAAAGAATTCCGGACTGAGGATGATGCCTATCATATTGGCGCGTCGGTCAAAAATGGAAGCATCAAAGCAGAACATCTGGACCCGGACTATAGGGCGGACATTCAGAATTTTAGTAATGTAGCTCAGACTGCAGCCAATGACTCCTTATCTTATTCAAAGGCTTCAAAACGTTGGGCAGTAGGGGATCAGGCTTATGAAGGAAGTGATATTGATAATTCAAAATACTATAAAGAACAGGCAGAAAATGCTCGGGATGCGGCAGAAAAAGCCAGAGATGAAGCGCAGGCCGCTACGGGGGCAGTTATCATGGCTCCTGGGGTTTTGGGCGTTGGTAAACCAGATAATACAACAATAAAAGTAACAGAAGATGGAACTATGAGTGTTCCAAAAGCTACATCGGATTCGTATGGACTTGTAAAGCCAGATAACACTACTATTGGTCAAGAAGATGGAGTGATTCGTTTGATTGCGAAAGCGACATCATTGCCAGTGACAGATACACAAGGGTTTGTAGGAGATAAAAATTCTGAAACTAATGTTCAGTTGCTGATTGATGCTATTGCAGATAAAATGGTAAAGCAGTTAGTCAGCAATTCTTCTCTGACTCAAACTCTGGCGAATTATATGACAACAGCCATGATGTCCGGAGAACAAATCAATGTCGGGAACAAGGTCCCGACATCGGCATTGGCGTTCGCGATGAATCAGGCTATTACGCAGAATAAAAATGCTATTACTCAGTTAAATAGCGAGATAATTCAAAGTTCTGGCTCCGCACCGGCTATAAAAGGAAACACTTGCACTATCACAACAATAAAAATTAAGGCAGGACATCGTTATATTATACTCGGAAAAGCTGCAACAAACGCGGGCAATTCATCTATTATGAGTTGCAAAATACAAGTGGATAGTGGAATTGCAAAAACTACAGGCGGCTCAGATACAAGAACAACTATGGAATCCGGAGGCGGATGCGTTAATTGGATGTACGCAGAACCACAAACAGACTCTGTTATTGCATTACGCGGCTATGGCTATGCAAATATCGAATACAACTATGAAGGAATCCTTTTGGGCCTACAATTGAGGTAGCATTGATAACTAAATAGCGAGCTGGAAATAAAATTCCTGGACGTTCCCTGCCAGGAAGGAAAAACAAAGACAGATGCATTAAATGCATACGACAATATCATAACTGGTATGGCATCATTGTCAAACAATGATTATATTGTCGGGCATATATTGATTAATGATAGTCTAATTATCAATTCAACAGCCGCACATACCGTAAGGGTATATTACATCAACATCCCCAAGGGATAACCACCAGCCAGAATCTGAAATAGCAATTTAACTAAGCAGATCTTACAAACAGAGCGGGGCCGTATAACAAGGCCTTCCCCT